CCGAGGTTGAGTGCATGGTGTGCCAGAAGCCGTCACGGGTGGGGTGGTCGGAATACGTGAAGGCCGTGGTGGCGTTCTTCACCGACTGGCGCCCATCGAAGATCATGCTGGTACAGCCTACGGATTCTGAGGTCGATACCTACAGCCACGAAGACATCGATTCGATGTTTGATGACAATCACGGCATTCCACGCCTAAAGGGAATGCTAAGCAATCGCAAGGTGAAGGGAGCGCCTAAAAATGCCTACAACTTTAAGCAGCTGGTGAATGGCGCCCTGATTCATCTGGTGAGCGCCGCCACCCCGCGATCTGGCCGGCGGGTGGAGCGAAGCCCGATTCTGTTCGAGGAGCCCGCCACCTACGACAGCCCTGAGGGCGACACGATTGGCAATTTATTTCAGCGGGCCGGCAACATCTGGGATCCGTTCTTCACGATCGGCGGCACCCCGATCTATCCCAACGATTACATGGATCAGGCATTCAAAAAAGGCGATCAGCAATACCGCTACTACCCCTGCCCGCACTGCCGGCACTATCAACAGCTGAGGTGGGAGCGGTTCATCAAGGAAGGGCCAGACGAGGGCCGCATCAGCTGCGAAAACTGCGAAACACCGATCGACTACAGCCACCTGCGCGAGATGGATGAGGATGCCGGCTGGGCCTGCCCGCTGGGCCTGGACCGCAGTAAGCAGGTGCTGCGCAATGGGGTGCCGATCTGGCGATCCCAGCAGGTGGGCCCCGGCATGAGCTACCACCGGGCGGCGATGTGGCCCGAACTGGTGAGCCGCCACCGCACGGCACTGGAGCAGATGAAGATGGGCAATACAGACCCGATGCAAACTTTCCACAACACCGACCTAGGTGTGCCGTGGGAAGACTCGATCACCAGCAAGCTCACCGGCGACGGCCTGGCGGAGCGCCGGAAGCACGAAGGGTTCGGCAACGGTTACCCATGGAACGGCGAGACCTGGGCCATCCCCACCGGCGTGCTGGTGCTCACTGCCGGGGTCGATGTGCAAGGCGGTGGCGGCACCGTGGGAGAACGGCTGGTGCTCACGGTCTGGGGCTGGGGCCGCGGCGAGGAGGGTTGGCATATCGCCCACTTCGAGATCGATGGCGACCCTCAGCAAGACGAGGTGTGGAAGCAGCTGGATCAGGTGAGCCAGACCGCCTGGGCCAGGCAGGACGGCGGAACGATGCGCATCTCGTTTGGCGGCATCGATCACGGCGGCCTCTCCAGTAAGGCAGTGGCCGACTACTGCCGCACCCGCACCGATCGATGGGTGGCCATGAAGGGATCGGGCACCAAGGATTTGCCGATCATTCAAATGGGCACGCCGGTGGAGGTGAACCGGAAAAACAAGAAGGTGGCCAAAGGGGCGAAGGTCTACACCGTCGGATACGTGGCCAGCGTCAATCACCTGAAGGGACAATTACGGGTGGAGCAGCCAGGGCCTCGTTATCTGCACTTTGGCACCGCATCAACCGACGCCTTCCTGGGCGAGCTCTTCCCTTGGAAGTGGGTGCCCAAGACCAAGGAGCGCAAGGAGTACAGCTGGGTGCTCCCCCCGGGCTCCCGCGACGAGGGCGGAGACTGCACCCGCATGGCCTATGCCGCCCTGCAGCTGGTGGCCAGGCGCTACAACCGGGCGACCATGTGGGACCAACTGGAGGCGCAGCTGGCACAGGCTCAGACTCCCCAGCCACAGCAGCCGCCCAAGCGTCGGACTAGCAACTACTGGTAGGTAGACTGCAGGCATGAGCTACACAGCAGAGCAACTAGCGGAGCTGCGTTCGGCGATCGCCGAAGGCGTGCTGAAGGTCCGGTTTTCGGATGGCCGAGAGCTGACCTACCGCAGCCTGGCAGAGATGCTGGAGACCGAAAGAAAGATGGCCGCCGAAGTTGAGGCAGGGCAAGCTAGGCCAGTCCGCCGCATTTACCAGATCTTTCAGAGAGCCTAAGCGATGGGAAAGCGCAGCCGAGTAACGCTTGAGAACGATCTAAAGATTGCGCAATCAGAGCTGTATAAGGCCAACCTGCGCGCCTACGAAGCTGGCAAGCAATCCCGCCGCACAGATGGCTGGCACGAACGCAGCCGAGGCCCTAACGCCGATCTGCGGCAAGTGCTGCAGCGGATTGTCTCAAGGCATCAGGATCAGGTGGACTCCGACACATGGGCAGGCAAGGCTATTGCCGTCATTGTAAACAACTGGATTGGCGAAGGAATTGTAGGAGAACCAGTCAATAAAAACAAAAAGTATTCGCAGCTATGGAATGATTGGGCCGATTCTACGGCTTGTGACTTTTACGGCAAACTAAACTTCTACGGCCTGCAGGCGCTGTTAGCTCGCACCATTGCAGTTCGTGGCAGCTGCCTGGTTAGACGACGGATTGATGAGCGGCTGATCTTGCAGGGTTTGCCACCGTTGACGCTGCAAGTACTAGAGCCGGATTGGCTCGACATGTCGAAAGACAACGGATCCTCAATCGTATTTGGCAAGCAATACGACGATGAAGGCAGATTGACTGGTTACTGGATCAGGAAGAATCATCCCGGCGAGAGCGACTGGCGCCAGTCGCAGCTGGGCTCTGATCTGATCGAGGCCTCGGAAATCTGCCACGTTTACGACGTGCGCCGGCCTGGGCAGGCAACCGGTGTTCCATGGGGCGCATCCTCGCTGCTGACGCTGCGCGACATCGGGGACCATGCGCAAGCCCGCCTGACGCTCGACAAGGTGGCGGCGTGCTTCACCGCATTTGTCACTGACTCCAACCCGGACGATGCGCCAGTTGATCCCGAAAGCCCGGACGCTTCAATCCCGACCCTATTTGAAAAGTTGGAACCTGGCGCCATTGAGGTGCTACCTCCAGGGAAGGAGATCAGGTTTAGCACCCCGCCGAGCGCGGGGAACTTCATTGAGATGCAGCGCCATCACTTGCATTCCGTGGCGGCCGGCTATGGGATCACATTTGAAGCGCTCACCGGGATCCTCTCTGAGGTGAACTTCTCAAGCGGCCGGATGGGGTGGCTGGAGTTTCACCGGAACGTGAGCCACTGGCGATGGAACATTTCAATCCCGCAGTTTTTGAACCCCGTTTCGCAGTGGTTCGCTGTTGCTGTGGTTCAGGCAGGCATGGCCAACAGGGTCAACGGCCGGATGCTTTGGACGCCTCCTCGCAGGGAGATGATCAACCCGGCCGAGGAGATCCCGGCCCTGGTGGCGGCGATCCGGGGCGGCCTGACCAGCCTATCTGAGGTCCAGCGCTCGCTGGGCTATGTGCCTGCCCAGGTGCTGGAGGAGCTCGCTAAAGACCTAGCCAGCGCCCGCGAGAAAGGCCTGGCTCTATCCGTTGATGCCAGGCTGGTTTCTGATGCTGGCGTCACCCAGGCCCGCCCCGCAGGATCTGGCGTCCCGGATCCGGGGGCCACTCTCCCGCCATCGGTAGCATAAAGCCATGCCCGAGACCAGTCCTGCCGCGATGCCATTGGAAACAGGCTCCCGAGCCTGTAAGAGGATGGCGCTGATCTCTCCATCCTCATGGAACGAAGAGACCAGAACCGCAACGGTGATCATCTCAACCGATGCGGACGTAGGCGATGGCGTGCAGCTGGTGCATGAGCGAGCGGCGATCCGCTGGCCCGCGCGCCCGCTGCCGACCGACATCGACCACCAGCGCTCCTCAGCCTCCTGCTGGGGAGCGATCACATCGATGGACCTGGGCCGCGCCGAGGATGGTGCTACTGCCCTGATCGGAACGGTTCAGGTTGACGGTCCCGAGGAAGCGATGGCCATTGCCATCCCACGCCTCAGGAACGGATCTGCGCGTTTTTCTGTTGACGCTCGGATCTACGGCTGGCAGCGGGCCAGCGCAACACAGCCGCTCGATCGGGCCACCGATTGGGAACCGATTGCTGTGTCGCTGGTCATTGCTGGCCAAGACCCGGCGAGCGTCATGCGCTCGGCGGATGAAACAGAACACCCCTCAACGGAACCCCCGATGACCACCGCAACTGAACTGGCCGGGGGCGACCCGGCTGCCACTGCCACTCTTGAGGCCGCTGCCGTGACCGAACCGACCACAACCCCTGCGCCTGTTGTTGCTCAGGCTCCCGAGCCTGGCCCTGATGACGTGGCTCGCGAGCTTCACATTCGCCGCGCTGCCGGTGCTGGCGGCCTCACCGAATCCACCGTGCAGGAGCTAATCCGCACCACCGCCGGCAAGGATCTCCCCGGCGTGATGGTCGAAGTGGTGCGCGCCGCCCGTGTGGCGGTCGAGGCTAAGTCTCCTGTGGCCGCCGGCCACCCTGCCCGGGTCGAGGTAACCCGCGACGCTGGAGACACCCTGCTGCGTGGCTTCCAGGAAGGCATCGACGCCCGCTGCCGCGCCATCAAGCAGCCCACCGAACTGGGCCGCCAATACCAGCGGATGACCACCCGCGAGATGGCCGCCGAGTACCTGGAGACCATGCGTGGCTTCAGCCGCTCCGATGTTCGCATGATGGGCGTCAACGAGCTGATCGGGCGGGCCTTCCACACCACCTCCGATCTTGCCAGTGTTCTTCTGAACACGGCAAACAAAACCCTTGCCCGTGGCTATGAGGAAGAGGTGCAGACCTGGCGCCCGCTGGCCGTGCAATCGGACAACAGCGATTTCAAGCCCAACTACCTGGTGCAGCTGAACGCCAGCATTGTGCCTGAAAAGGTGCTTGAAGATGGCGAGTATAAGTTTGGCACCATGAGCGATGGGAAGACCACCTATCAACTCAGCAGCTACGGCAAGGGCCTGTTGATCAGCAGGCAAGCACTGATCAACGATGATCTGTCTGCGCTGGATCGCATGCCCGCAAAGATGGGCGCCGGCTGTGCCCTCCTGGAATCCAATTTGGTGTGGGAGCTGCTGACTAGCGGCGCGAGCGGCGCCACGGTCACCCTCGACAATAAGGCCCTTTTCCACGCTGATCACAACAACACCGGCACCGGTGCTATCGGCATCGCCGGCATTGATGCTGGCGTGACGAAGATGCGCAAGCAGGCCGATCCCGCCGGCAATAGCCTCAACGTTGAGGCCTCGTACCTGATCGTCCCCCCCGAGCTGCGCACCGCCGCCCTTCAATTCCTGTATCCGACTTGCTACGCGCCGTCCACCCTGGCCGGCGTCAACCCCTTTGCTGGCGGAATGGACCTGATCGTTGAGGCTCGCCTTTCTGCGGACTCCACGGCCATGTACTACCTGGCTGCAAGCCCCAGCCGGATCGATATGCTGCAGTTTGGCTACCTGGCCGGCGAAGGCGGCCCTACGATCACTACCACCGAGAAGCGCAACCCCGACGGCGTGGAGATGCTGGTGCGCCACGACTTCTATGCTGCCCTGGCTGATCACCGCGGCTTCTACCGTTCCACCGGCGTCTGAGCCGGATGACTCTGGGCCGGGATCGCCGGCCTATCTCAATTCAAACCCTGAGGCAACCCCGTGAAGAACTACATCCAGGAGGGCAAGTCCCTCGATCTCGCCGCTCCCTATGCCGTTTCCAGCGGCGGCGGCGCAATCATTGGCTCTATTTTTGGCGTCGCTTCCACTGACCTAGCCAGCGGCGAGACGGGCGCATTTCAGCTTGAAGGCGTCTACTCCCTCGCCAAGTCCACCGCTGCCAGCTCTGGCGGATCGCAAGGCGCTAAGGCGTACTTCATCACCGGCACCAAGCTGGTTACCGCCGTGTCCACCAGCAACACGCTGATCGGCGTGTTCACTGCCACCTGCGCCGATGGTGATTCCACCTGCAGTGTCCGCCTCAACGGCTCCTTCTGATGGGCTGGGCCACCTTAGAGGCATCAGTCAACCGGGTGGCCTTTGCTCGCCTGGGTAGCGTCAGCGTCGTTGCTGGCGCTGCCTCAGGGCGAGGTTTTCTGAAGATGAACAGCGAAGTCATTCTCGGCGGCGAGGTGACCGTGATCGATTACATGCTTGAGGCACTGACCGCTGAGTTCGGCGGCCTCGGCTATGGCCAAACCATCACGGTCGGCGGCGAATCGTACAAGGTCGAGATGCAACCCCAGCGGATTGACCCTGGAGCCTGGTGCCGGATCCCGCTGATGAAGGTGGCAGCCGCCACCGTCGCCAGCAACATCACCACCCTGGCGGGCCTGAGGCTGACCACGCTGGACGGCCGCTAGCTGGTGACGCGCTGACTCTCTAGCCTGACCCTATGGCCGATGTAACGATCACAGGGCTGCCGAATGCCTCCGCGCTGACCGGCAGTGAGCGGGTGCCGATGGATCAGGCCGGCGCGACGGTGGACGCAGCAGCTTCCGCAATCGCCGCCCTGGCCACCAAAGCGACAGTGGGGCTGGGCAACGCCGATAACACCAGCGACGCCAGCAAGCCGATCAGCACGGCCACTCAGGCGGCTTTGGACGGCAAGGTGTCGAGCGGCGGGCCGCTGGGTACCCCCAGTAGCGGCATGCTCGCCAACGCCACGGGCTTGCCGTTAGCCACCGGCGTGACGGGGATCCTGCCCGTGGCCAACGGTGGCACCGGCACCGCAGCCCCCGGCCTAGTGGCAGGCGCCAACGTCACGATCACCGGCGCATGGCCAAACCAATCCATCGCAGCTGCCGGCGGTGGAGGCGGCGGAGGCTCCGGCACCGTGACCAGCGTGGGCCTAGTTGCCCCGACGGGCTTCTCAGTGAGCGGCTCACCGGTGACAGTCAGCGGCAATATCACCCTGGCGTTTGCTGCGGGCTACAGCCTGCCC